CTCATAATGCACTCCTTTCTATAAGTGTTTTGCCAGTTCTCTTTCATTAACCACCTTAGTTCTTAGGTCGTCTCTGAAAGCTCTAAAGGACTCAAATCTAATTTTAGATTGGTTCCTTTGTTTTAGGGTTCTCTCGTATCTATCAAGGTAATCCCTAAATTTTTTATCAGAATAAATTAAACCATTTAATTCTGTCATATTTTTATAATTGGCTTTTCGTGAATAGTAAATCGTTAATTCTGCAATTATCATTTTTTCTTCTTTTTTCATTAATTCAACTGCAGTATCTAAATCAGCAAATGTTAATCCTAGTTGTTCTTGCTGATGTGAAAGCTTATTAGGGTCAAACTCTATTGAATAAATATCAGACATCTATGCCATATTCCTTATATTTTTTATCTAATCTATCTATTTGCTTTTTAACCATATTTATTGGTGTTTTACATTTAATCCAAAAATCAATCTTTTCTTGTCTATTGCTTTTGAATCTTGCCATTAATATTTTTTTAAATTTTTCATTTAAAGATTTATCTGAATGTGCCTTGTTGTGGCAATCCCTACAAAGAGGAAATAAATTATCAATTCTATTTAAACGATTGTTCTTAACACCTCCCATGCCTTTTGGTATCAAGTGGTGTATATCAACAGCTTGTGCTTTATAACAAGACCAACAAATGGGAATATCGTTTTCGTGATATCCCCAAAAGTCAGCAAATAGTTTTTTATAATTTTTTAAGGTTTTCATTGAAAGCACTTACAGCATTTCTTGTAAGTTCGCCAATGTCTTGAACAGAAAAATGCCCAGAACCCATAGAACGACCAACAACACCAGTTACAAATATATCTAATCTTTGTGTATCGTTTTTATTCATACCATTATTAAAATTATTTGTTGGTTGTGGTGCAGTTGGTGCAATATTATTAACAACATTACCTATTGGCTGTGGTCCATCATTTTCACCATCTGGGTTTTTTATAACCTCAACATCTTTAATATTGGTATATTGATTACCATTAGCTGATGTTTTAGTGTTGATAACTGTGTAATTGATAGCATCACCAGTAACAGGCATAGGGTTCATATTTACACCTCTGTAGTATAGTCTTGTGCCATCAATTAAATCAAAAGAATAGTTAGGTACACCATCTTTTGTATTATCGTAAATTTTATCTATTATATTAGTCATATTATACTCCAAATATTATTATTTATTTAATACGTTATAGCCTCGACCCTCTAAGCAATTATTAATTAAATCTTGCCTAGTTTGTGCTTTAGGACTAAGCCATAACACTTTGAATCTTAACAAATTATATACTATTTTGCCTTGCTCTAAAACAAAATTTGTTTCATCTTTCACAAGACTTTTACAAGTATATAAATCGTCGTGATATCGGTTCATATCGCCTTTAATACTTGCCGATGATTTACCTCTACTATCTACTATTGGTGTTGATGAGCAACTGCTTAAAACAGCTACAATAGATAATAAAGGAATTACTTTATATTTATTCATTATATGCTCCTAAAATAACATTAATAAGAAATATGCAAATCCGAATAGGATAAATGCAAATAAAGTTTCTAAAATATAAACTCCATAATTTTTTATAAATTTTATCATTATATGCTCCCTAAATTGATAACATTTGATATACGTCCCAAGTTTCATAACGAACAGAATTTTCGCCATCATAACAAGGACCACATAATTGTTTGAATTTTGGTTTTTCATTTAGTTCTTTTCTTGGATTAGCATTACTTCGACCTTTGGCTTGATAGCCTTTGCTAGTACAATAAAGAATAAAATCCATTTCATTATCAAATTTAATAGTGCCATTAATATTATATTTCATTTTTTTTGCTCCAATTTTTTTAATTTATTTATCCAAGAATTACAGAAATTCAAAATTTCTTTTTTAGATTTACCCTCAAATATTTTTTCTAAAACCATTAAATTTAAATTATACTTAATTGAACGATAAAGATTAAGTTCTGCTTTCTCTCCATTCTTTTCAAGTTCTTCTTTATTAAGTTCTCTAGTATCTGTAAGGCATTGCATATATTCTTTTTCTACTCCATAATATCTAGCCACAGACATATTCAGAACCCTAACATTGTAGAGTTCCGAATTACCTATTCTTGTTGGTTTATCAATCATTTTTACCCCCTCTCGTATGGTTTTCTAGTAAAATCCCTATGGATAAAATCTTTTAATACAAGATGTGTTGTGCCTTTGGTAACATATTCTTTGGCATAATCTTTAAGGTTATCCGAGGGTGTAATATAGTGTTGTTCTACATATCCGATAATATCTTTATATTTTTCATCAGTAGACCACCAAGCATCTCTTGGGCAAAATCTATGGCAAAATAATTGTTTTTCTAATTTACCATCTTTAATAACATCTCTTACCTCAAGTTCGTATGGAACTTCCCAATCATCACATTCTTTCGCATCATCATCTAAAACTTGTATGCTTAAGATATATGATTGCATTTCATATTCTTTTGTCGGTGGTAAAGCTGTGAATGTAGAACTGAAATGATTCTCTAAGAACTCTTTAAAATAAACATTATCGTATTTATCTAGTTCTTCTTTTGCAATATCTCTAATTACGTAGGTTTCGCCACCTGCATATTTAAATCTATTACCTCTTGCTTCTAAATCTTGGGTGTGAATTGTTATCTTCATAATATGCTCCATTATTATTATTATTATTATTAACCTAACTAAAGTATCAGGTTATAAGTTTAAGTAAACCATTAAATATTATTTTTTTAAACTTTCATATCTACAGTAATTTGTGATAAACTATTAGGTGGTTGAGATATGCCATAAACCATACATCTAGCCATTGGATTTGCAGTTTTCAAATTATTTCTATATGTAACTGCATCTTTAAGATTTTCAAATGCAACCTTTCCGTATTTACCTCTGCCTTTGAATATGGTTACAACATAATGTTTTACATGTTCTCTAAGATAGTTTTCGTAATCATCAATATTTAAAGTTTTTGTCATATTATCCTCCTAAATAGAGAGTGCCCTTAGGCACCCTCTTGAATTAATTGTGATGTATGAAATACTGGAAATTTTCTGCCAGACATTTCAACCTTTGTAGAACCATCTAATTGCTCTTTAAATTCTTCCATTGGTCTGATTATCTTAGCAATTGCTTTTGTACCTTTTGGGATTTTGTAACCCAATTCAATGGCTTGTCTGAATGTTAGAAAACCACCTTTGAAACCAGTAGCTTCTAAAATATCAATATTTGAACCAGAATAAGGTCTTTTAGTCTTTTCATTATAATACATTTTATGCTCCATTAAATTATTATATAAACCTAGAGTATCAGGTAGGTTATTAAAGTCAACCAATAATATAACTTGTTGCATAATTTTTTTTATTTTGGTAAATATTAAAAGCATTTAGTTTATAGAGATATACAATATGCTCCAAATAATATTGTATTAGTAGGGGGTAGACATGGGTTTATCCCCTACAACCAAAGAAGCAGACATACAAATCGCTTGTAACGATTATCTTACATTTCTATCAAATACATACACATTTAGGCATTTTCACGTACCTAACGAGGGAAAGAGGTCTATTTGGTTACATAATAGAATGAAACGAATGGGTTTGAAGTCTGGTTGCCCAGATATAATTATTGAATATCCCCAAGGCAAAATTTTATATATTGAATTAAAAACAAAAAAAGGCCGATTATCTGATTCACAAAAATTGTGGGCTGTACAATCTAAAGCTTTGGGTACACCACATTTTATAGTTCAAGGGGGTTTGAAT